ATAGCAACGCATGGCAGAACCACTGGCGTTGATCAAAACGCTGTCGGCAGTGAAGTCGTCGTGGTTCTGCCATGCGTTGCTATACGCCATAAGTTATTACTCCTGCGACTGCGACGACGGACAACACTGGAAGCGTCAGATTCCACCACCAAGAATGCACATCCCATACGCGAGGATCTGCCCAACCCCACCAAGGCAGGTTGGCACGGCGACCGTGGCCGTAATGCTCGATCCACCTGTACTCTGCCTGCGCGTGCTCTCGGCCAATCATCACGCCTGACATCAACGCCGCTCCTATCCACCAGTTGCCGGTTAGCCAGCCCAATACAGCCTGCACCGCAAGGGCAATTACCAAGTGTTCCAGACAATTCAAAGGCGAATTTTCAATCATGCCCTTACCTTATAAATTGACGAACGTCGACAAAACCCCAGTGCCAGGGGAATTGGTATTGCAACTCAGGAACGTGACCGCATACGAGTAAGTCCCGCCGAGTCGATTTTCAATGTAGAGCCTGTTGGTTGCAGTGTCTGCGCTAACCGTTAATTTTCCGTCGGTGCCTGTCGTGCCGGTTAGCTGGCCCGTTGTGACGTTCAAATTTGATGTGACGGACATCGAGGTTAACGAACCGGACGTTCCAACCCTGAACGTCAATAATCCACTCTGACCAGCAGCGGCGTTCCCGCCAATAAGCACCAGCCCTTTAGTGACGTCGTCCCATTGAAAATACCCGGCTTTGTCATCCAACAAGGTAATGACGTCTGGCTGCGCCATCCCGTTCTGTGTCCCACCAGCCGCGATTTGCATCGACTGAGCCGTAATATTTGCGCCGTTGAACCGTTCTTCCCATTGCGTGTTTACGGTTCTGTTTGTTAAAGCGGCAATGCCTGCCGCAGAGGTTGCGTCCGGCTGGTTGCAATCCACCAAAACGCCGCGCACGGCAGAGGCAATGTTTACCACAGGATTGAAATATCCAGCGCCGCCGGAACTGTTTACGACGTATAAGCCGGTTATTTCAACGCCGCGAGAGAAAGCCGCTACACCAGCCGCAGGAGCCACAACATATGCAGCCGGAGTTGTGCATTGAATCATCCGATGATTGATCAGCTTGATATTTACGCCGCGAATCACCGCGCTTGAGTTTGCTGGCGCATCACTCGGAAACTCCGCTCGGCCATCGAACGCGCAGGAAATCAGCGTATGCGTCAGTCCGCTAAGGTAGAGGTTGGCAATTGCAGGCGTGGACACACAGTTCGCCGCGATAATCGTGTTGTAAAACGCTTCAAATTGGATGGCGACCACGCGATAACAAGCATCAGTCCCATCCACTTCGGCTGCGCCGCCACCTACGCGCAGCCCATGACCGCCCGTCCAACATGATGTGCAATTCAGCAGCGTGACCATGCCGGGCTGTGCACGGTTGGTAAACGATAGATACGAGCCTCCGGCCACCATAAACCCGGAGCCTTTGACGCAATTTACCTCGCAGTTTTCGGCCACGGAATTAACAAACTCATTACAAAAAAGGATGCCGTCCCCGTTCTGGTTCATGACGCGCAAGTTGAGCAAGTAAGCCTTGCGTGCCGTTTGATAACCAACCGCGTCGTCGGGACAAACCATTACGCCCGCGTCGTTCACCGCAAAACTTGCTGCGTAGGCTGTCGCTGACCGCGAAATGGTCATGTCAGACACTGTGCAGCCTTGCGCTTTGATGCGAATCACCGCGCCGCCGTTGAAATCGCCAATGATCTGCGTTGCGCTGACGTTGCTGCCAGTACCGACTACGCCCGCGCTGCCTGTCGCACTGCGTGCGTTTCCGCCACCACCAGCGCCTATGAAAGACATCCCTACCGCATCCATCACCAGCGACGATGTCACTCGGTAGCTGCCTGCGGGGAAAAATAATTCTTTTGACGTATTTTTGACGGCAGTTATCGCATCCTGAATTGCTGTCGTGTCGTCAGTAGTCCCATCCCCAACCGCTCCATAAGCTTTAACGTTGGTGATTTGTGCATAGGTGTTTGCGGTATAAAGGTCGTTGAAGTTGCTGTTCACTTTCTGAAACGCAGTACGACCGGGATCGCCAGTGTTGTCTCCGGCCACCGTTCCCACGTTAATTACTTGCTGCGTCATCTAGCTGTACTCCGGTTCCATAATGTCGGAATCAATATATTCTGGTGCTCGCGGGTCCATGTCATAGATTCGCGACACCGCATCAATCAAATCTTTAAGCCCGCAGAATGGATAATACGCCACCTGCATCTTTAGACGTTCGCTCAGGTTGTACAGCTGGCCGTTCTCATCACGGTACACGATGGGCTTGGCAATTCGGTAATCGTAGCCCTGGGCAATCATGCGCACTTGCTGTGGGCTTAAGTCTGGCTCGTCGTCTTCTGGCTCTCTCGGCAAAAAAAACGCATGGTTCCTGATGTCCGGCAGAAGGCGCTGCACGCGGTCATCTTTAGAGCCGGGACTGTCGTGCGGCCATTCTAGCGGGTCGATGCTGAGTCCCTGCACGTTCTCCGTCCTGATTCGCTCCTCAAAGTAGTCCATGTCGGCAATCGCGCCGAACCGTTCATAACCAACCTTGATGCCCACTATTCCGGGTGCCACTCGCCATTTGCGCCAGAGGTCGCGCATGTGGGTCCAACGCTCAAGCAGGTCCATTTTGTGGTCGTATCCATCGAGCAAGTATTTGTTGCCTTGGAAATCAATACCGATGACCGCCATCGCCGTATTGGCAGAGCCTTTCTTCTTGGAACGTGCCGGGTCGATCATGAGATAGCACATCAGCGTCTCTGGTCGCGCTTCGTAGGTCTGCAAGTCTTCGGGGTTGAACCAGCGCTGAGTGCCGGCCAGCGGGTTTTGTAGCATCTGGCAAGCAATGGTGGCCTCAAGCTGAGTGCGCAGCCTGCGCTCCCATTCTTCTTCGGAAAACAGGACCGGCCTGCCGTCCTTCGTGCCGTCGTGCGTGGCCGGATGGATTCTGGGGACGATGCCTGTGCCCATTATGTGCGCATAGGTGTCAGCAAAGTTGTACCGGGTGCCGATATGCCACCAGCGACCACCGGCAGTGCCTAGGTTGTCCGACATGGACCACGCCTCGGTGGTCTTGGTGATCTGTTCTGGCGTGCTGACGGATTCCAGCGTCACGACGTCATCGTAAACCCGAAGCGCGAAATGCCTGGACGTCGGCTGTCCGTCGACCAAGCCGTGAGCCTCAATGGTGGCCTCCTTCGGGTTGCCCTGGCGCTTGACTACGATGCCAGCGTCGAGCGACCACACTGGCGCTTCCTTCTGCGGGTTGCCCCAGAGAACATCAGGGAACAGGCTTTTAAGCAGTTCGTTGCCCTCAAACTCGCGTTTGATTTGAGCAAGAAACGCTTTGCTGATGGGCTTAGTGTGCGAGAACAGGCCGACCGTAATTTCTGGTCTTTTGAGAATCTCTTGGATGATTCCGGCGAACGTGATGATCGTGGACTTGTAGTGCTCACGCGCCCACAGGTCGAGATGGTTGTCCGGGTGCAGTTCCACCTGCCGGCATCGCTCATAGAGCCACGGATGCCAGACGTCAGTGCGGCCCAGCAATTTGACTAGCAGATAATACCGGTCGACCGTGGCCAGCCAGCGCATTGCCGCATGGTCCGAGCCGCGCCCGTCTAGCGCATCCCAGACCGTGAGCAGGTCACTGAATCGTGTGTTCCGCAGCTGGTGCTCTACCTGCGAGAGCGGCTGCGAGTTTGTCTGCGAGCTGTTCTGCATTGAGCGCCGTGGGCCTCTCGTCGGTTACTGCCATTTCAATGGTGGTGTGCGGCTTGCCGTCCAGCCGGTCAGCAATCATGGTGCAAGCCCACTGTTCACCCTCAACGGCCAAGCCCACAATCTGGTCGGCCACGCGGTCCAAGCCCTTGTCGACAGTCCCGCCGAGACGAGCCAGTGCCCGCTCTAGAGACTGCCGGACTCGTGCGCCGCGCGACGCGTTATCGTTCCCCTTCTGCCCGCCCTTGGAAGCCATTCGAAACGAACGTCAAGCTTTTGACGCTTTTCGGGAAGCCACAACGTCCGGAGACGGATCCACCGGTTGGTCTGCCACCACTTCGGCAGCCTCCAGTTGTTCCTCTCTCACCACCAGAGTTGACCGTACGCCGGCCTCGAACACGGCTTGCAAACCTGCCGCGTGGCTCACAACCTGAGCCGCCTTGTAAATCGTTTCTAGTTCGTGAGTCATCGGGTTGCTTCCATCTTGCAATTCATTTCTTCGGTTTGGCCGTGGCCTTGGCAGTTTTTTTCGATTTGGTGAACGCCTCGGCTGTTGGTGCTCCTTTTGAGCCAACCTTGCGCATCTTCTCCCCGCTACCCTCCTCAATGCGTTTGCGTTTCGCATTGATGTTGGCATACAGACCCGGCTTCATGAGCAGTTCCACCGCTTCAGGCTTGCTTTGGCTCTCGGTGCGTCGCCTTTCGCGTTAGCCACAACGCCTTTCATCCGAGCGCAGAAGCTGGCCTTGCGGCCCTTGTCTGCCTCTGTCTTGGGGTTTGGCGCTGGCGCTTTGAGGTTGCTGCCTTCCTCTCGGTTGTACTTCGCCCGTCCCTTTGCGGTTAGGCCCGCTCCGGATTTGGTTGAAAGTTTTTCACCACGCCCCACTGACAGATTAGCCATTTAAATTTCCTTCGGTTTGGGCTTGCCGGCAGTGCGCAGAGCAATCGCGACGGCCTGCTTCTGCGGTTTGCCACGACCCATCTCGGTCTTGATATTGGCCGAGATAGTCTTTTTGCTTTTGCCTTTTTTCAAAGGCATTAGCTTTTGGTCTTAGTTGAAGACTTTTCGTACTTGGCCGGCTTCGTCATTTTCGGCGTGCTCTGGTCCTTCTTCTTCGCCTTCATCTTGGCCGCCGGCATCGCATCTTCGACCATTTTGTAACCGCTGCCCGATTTAGATTTCATCGATTTCATTTAGCTGTCTCCTTGGTAATTGTGATAACCGTTGTACGCAGTGAGATAGCCATAGCTGGCTTTTTTCGGACGGACGTACAACTCCAAACGTGCACGCATGTCGCCGTTCTTTCGATTCAAAATCGTTGCATCAAGATCATAGTCCCCTGTCACGTTGGGGACGTTTCGCCAGTCACGCGGTGCGCACTGGTGGCAGGGATAACCGTCTGAGCGTTTTTGTTTCATCATTAGCCCGCAAAATACGTCAACACGTTAAAGTTCTCCATCACAACAAAATCAGATGCCGCCGCTAAAGTGCCGCTGAACCTCACGGTTTGATTGTTTTCCGTGTCGATGGTCAACTGTGTTGGAGAAACCCCGGACAATCCGGTGGCTGCGGAACCTGCTGCACGAGATATTTGTGTGGCAGTAGATCCTCTATTGGTTAACCATTTTTGAGCTGAAAAATAGACACTGGTTGTCTGGGCGGTTGCGATTATATTGACACCGCCTACCGCCATGGTCACCGTTTTCGCATTCGCGTTGCTGGGAAAGCTCATTTCCAATTGCGCATATAGCTGACCATTGGCTCCCATGCTTCCGCCTGGCAACGTAAACGAAAACCAAGACTGAATAGTGGTCGGAGCGGTGTATGCCCCAACCGATGCCGACACAACGGGATTTAACACTGAGGGAATGTAGGGGACATCAGACAGGACGTTGTTGTATACGGTGCCAAGCGTCGTGCTCGTCATCACGCAATAGTAAGTTCCGGCTGGACTGTTGGTGTAGACCGCGCCAGCTGGGAAATAAAGCCAGATGCTTGAATAAGTCAGAGGCATGGCGGTCGTTAGAGTCAACGCCCCATTCACGCCAATACTGCCAGAACCCGGAATGCCGACCGGGATGCCGGTCAACGCCACAATCTCAACTGGTCTATCGTATGCCATTCGCCACCTCGTGCTTTATGGCGCGGTATAGCACGCCAACAGATCGTTATCAACGCACTGGCCGTTAACTAAATCGTCTTGCTCTGCGTAATGCAGAAGCCAGCTGACCGGGCAGCTTGCCGTGCCTTGTTCTCCCACCACATACCCGGCGGCCACGTTAGCCAGCAGAGCGGCTTGCACCATTGACGCTCCGGCAGCCAGCGCTGCGCCAATCACGGCCACCACGGTGTCTCCGGCCCCGGTAACGTCAAACACTTTCCGAGCGTTGTGGGCTGGAATCATCGTCGACTCTTTACAGTGCCCGGTGCTGCCATCGTCTAGCCACAAACCTTTCGGGCCGCGCTTGTACAGGATGGTGCGAAACAGATGCGCAGGGATTTCCTTCGCCTCAAGGTCATTCGGG